CTATCGATGGCGGCGGGACGGGAAATGTCGAGGGCTACTTCGATCTAGAATACTACGCCTATCTCGACATCTATGGGCAACTGATCGTTGAAGCCGGGGGCTGGCTCTCGTCTTGGTATGACGCCTACATCTACGTCGACGGGGGCATCCTTTCGGTGTATGGCCACTTCGACCTCGACGACTACAGCTACATGGACCTGTACAGCGGGGCGCTCAGCGTCGAGAGCGGCGGTGTGGTCGACATCAGCGGGTACGTGTACTGCTACTATTACGGCGGCATCTACGTCTACGGTGAACTGACCGTCACCTCCTACGGGTACATCGAGGCCGTCTACTCCTCGGAGATCACCTGCGAATCGTCCGGTCTGTTGACCGTCGACGGTTATCTGCTCGTTGCCGATGACGGCTCCTGTCGCGTGTATGGGCCGATGACGCTCTCTCGCTACGCCGGGTTCGACGCCTGGTACTGGGGCTACCTCGAGGTCAACTCGGGCGTCGTGGACGACTTCGGCTACCTGTACATCCACTACGACGCGTTCCTTTACGTCGGCGGCGAAATCCGCGTCTACAAGGACATCTACATCTCCGGGCAGATGTACGGGGGCGGCAAGATCATCATGTTCCGCCGCGAGGGGCAGATCAGGGACGGGAACGGCAACAGTCTCTTCAAGCTGGACCAGGCCTATGGCCATGGCCAGATCGCAATCGCATAGGAGAACCAGACATGGCAGAGCAACCGATTGGCACGCCCGGCAGGCAGACGATGGAGCTGACACCCGCTGAACAAGCAGCCGTCGAACGGATGCGGATGAGCCCCGCCGACCGCGCCGCCGAACAAGCGGCACGCAAGCAGGCGCGCCTCGATGCGATGGCCCCGGAGGTCCGGCAGGTCATCGAGGAGCGGACCGCTCGCATCGAGGCGATGACGCACGCCGAGCGGCGGAACTACCTGGCCGGGCAGCGCCTGGCGGGCTTGGCCCGGTCGCTGCGGCACGAGGTTCAGCAGGGCCTCTCGCTTCCCGACGCGGTCGCGGGCATCGAACCGGCGCTGGCCGACGACCTGAACTGGCTGGTCGGCGAACTGAGCCGGGAGGCGTAGCGGATGGCGCTGGCGATGGACATCGCGGACGCCGTCGCAGCCGAGCTGGCCTCGGGCAGCTTCAGCCAGACCATCGCGCCGCAGCGGATGGTCCTGCCGGAATTCGGACTCGAGGACCTGGCCGACCTGCGTGTGACGGTGGTGCCCAAGGCCGTGGAGGTCACCGCCTCGACGCGGTCGGTTTGCCAGCACGACGTGCAGATCGACATCGGCGTGCAGAAGAAGTTAGGCAAGGACCTGGACGCCGAGGTGCCCGCGCTGTGCGAGCTGGTCGACGAGATCGCCGCCTTCCTGAAGCGACGCCCCCTGGCGGCAGCGCCGCACGCGGCGTGGGTGCGCTCGGCCAACGAGCCCATCTACGCGCCGGAGCACCTGGCCGAACAGCGCGTGTTCACCAGCGTGCTGACCGTCACCTACAGGGCGATGTCATGATCCACTTCGAGATGACACAGCTCTTCTTCGACACGAAGAAAGTCCGCCGGGCCGTGGACGCCGGCACGCGGCGGGTGCTGTCCAAGTTCGGGGCGTTCGTCCGGCGCACGGCGCGCAGCAGCATTCGGAAACGCAAGAAACCCTCGTCGCCCGGATCGCCGCCCAGCAGTCACACGGGGCTGCTCAAGCGGTTCATCTGGTTCGGCTACGAGCCGGCCCGGCGAAGCGTGGTCATCGGCCCGGCGCGGCTGAGTCAGAAGGGACGCGGCGAGGCCCCGAGCCTGCTGGAGTACGGCGGTTCGGCCAAGCTGGAGCGTCGAGGCAAACGCAAACGGGCGACGGTGCGGGCCAGGCCATTTATGGGCCCGGCCTTCGAGAAGGAACAACCCAAGCTTCCCGCCATGTGGCGAGACAGCGTTCGATAAGGAGATCGATCAATGTCGCAAGAATTCCTGTTGGGCATGAACGCCAAGATTTACCAGGGGCCGGCGGGGTCGGACCTGGCCACCCTGACCGAGATGGGCAACGTCAAGGACGTCACGCTCACCCTCGAAGCGGGCGAGGCCGACGTCACCACCCGCGCCAACCAGGGCTGGCGAGCGACCGCCCCGACGCTCCGCGAGTGCACGTCCGAGTTCGAGATGCTCTGGAAGCCGGGCGATGACGGCTTCGACGCGGTCAAGACCGCCTTCCTGACCTCCGGCACGATCCGCCTGGCCGTGCTGACCGGCGACCGCGCCGCCTCCGGCACCGAGGGGCCGCTGGGCGACTTCTCGATCACCAACTTCAGCCGCAACGAGCCGCTGGAGGAGGGCGTGACCGTAAGCGTCACGGCCAAGCTCGCCGTGTTCGATTCGTGGGTGGAGGTGGCCTGATGAAAACATTCACCGACACCGCAGGCCGGACCTGGACGCTCTCGCTGACCCTCGGTACGGCCATGGCCGTCAAGGCGAAGCTGGACATCGACCTGCTGCAGCCCGAAGCGGGCGATCCGCCGCTGCTGACGCGACTCGGCACCGACGAGATGCTGCTCGGGGAGGTGCTCTGTTGCCTGCTGGAGCGGCAGTTCGAGACGCACCAGGTCAGCGAGGACGACGTGCGCGCCGCGTTCGACGGTCAGACGCTCCTGGCCGCGCAGAAGGCGTTCTACGAGGAGCTGATCGATTTTTTCCGGTCGCGCGGCCGCAACGACAGGGCCAAGGCGGTCGCCAAGCAGATGGCCATGATCGACGCGGCGGTGACCGCCATCGAGACGCGGATCGACGGGATCGACATCGACGAGACGATCCGTGGTGCGATGTCTGGCGAATCGCCGGAAGCCTCGGAATCGATCCCCGGCCGCTGACGCTGCGGCAGTTGCTGTGGATGGCCGAGGGCCTGGGCCGCGAGCGGTGGGCGCACACGTCGATCATCTGTTCGCTGATCGCCAACGCCAACCGCGATCCGAAGAAACATCGCGCCTTCAAGCCGTCCGACTTCGACCCTTTTTGTCAGAAAGCACGCATGGATCGGCGATCAAGGACGGTCGCCGACACCGAATCGCTGGCACTGCTGAAAGAGGCCCTCGAGGCCCGGAAAGGAATCTGACATGGACTTCAGCGCAATCTTGCAGGTCATCTGGAACGTGTTGAACAGCCCGGCCGTCATCGCCGTGCTCGCCGGCGGCCTGCTGTGGCTGCTGAACAAGCTCTACGCCGCCAAGCCCGCCTGGCAGGCGCTGGAGGGCACGATCATCGCGGCCGTCAAGTGGGCCGAGAAGGAGATCCCCGACGACACGCCCAACAAGGCCCTGGTGCGCCTCAACGCCGCGCTCAATTACGTCGTCAAGGTCTACGAGGAGGCTCGCGGCAAGCCCGTCGACGCCGAGACCAAGGCCGAGCTGCGCGAGGGCATCCAGATCGTGCACGCTGAACTGGAGGCGTCGGGCAATCTCGACAAGGCCGCGCCGACGGAGGGCTGAGCCATGCAATGGCTGACAGGGCTGATTGCGGCCGTCATCCGCGTGCTTCTGCCGTGGGTCGTGAGCCAGTCGCGGCCCACGGCGGAGGATGCCCACCCGGACCGGCAGGCCCGCGACCGACTGCGGGCGAAGGTCCGCCAGCACTGGGGCAAGCCATGAGAACCGCCAAGCTGCAAATCTACCGCGACGCGAAACGCGAGTGGCGCTGGCGACTGCGGGCGTCCAACGGGCGCATCCTCGCAGACAGCGGCGAGGGATACCGCCGCCGCGCGGCCGTTTACGAGGCCGTGAAACGCGTGAGGTCCATTCTGGCTGGCGACGTGCCGGTCGTGGAGGTGCAACCATGATCCGCAAGCTGATCCCGTTCCTGCTGCCGATTCTGCTGCTGGCCGGATGCGTTCGCACGATCTACGTCCCGCACGGCACCCCCGTTCGTCTGCGCGAGACCGTCAAGGACGTGAAGGTCTGGGTCAAGGACGCCGGCGGCGAGCCCGTCGCCGGGAAGATGGACATCCCGGAGGGCTGGTACGCCTTACCCATGCCGGCCGACGAGGAGTAGCCGTCATGGCCGACGAGACGGAGATCATCTGGCTCGACGTGCGGGTGCGTCGGTGGGCGCTGCGGCGGCCGTTTAGCTGGCTCTGGCGACAGATGGGCCACGTCCCCCGCTGGGCCGTTCGCATTCGCAAGGCCGACCCTCCGCCGAAGGAACCTCCAATGAAACGACTGAAAGTCATCATCGCCCGCGACCCTCTGATGGAGCGATCTTCCGGGCGTGCCATGTCCGGGCTGCCCGTGAGGCTGGTCGATGCCGACACCGGGCAGGCGCTGGACTGCGTCCAGGATTTTTCGATCAACGTTCCGATGGACGGCGCGATCACGGTCGACGCACGGCTGCTGGTCGCGGATATCGAGGTGCGCCCGGCCTCTCCGCACGGGAGTAATTGATGCCGTCCACCCAGGGCATCCGAGCCGGCCGGGCATTCGTCGAGCTCTTCGCCGACGACAGCAAGCTCGTGCGCGGCCTGCGCCGGGCCGAGAAGCGGCTGAAGGCCTTCGGCGACCGCATCCGCAACCTGGGCCTGAAGATCGCCGGGCTCG